AGGACGAGGCTGACAGAGTACATCAACTTGTTTGGGCTACGCTTCACGAGTTCGATGACATGCCGTACCAATATACAGACTTCAAGTTCTCTGATAGAGTGGACATTCACACCACCGTCTACTTCAAGAATAGACCGCAAGACCCAGACAATATTTGTTCTAAGTTATACATTGACGGCCTGATAGGAACTGTAATAGAGAACGATACCAGACAGTTTGTTAGAAAGGTTACAGTACAATCAGAGATAGACAGAGAAGAACCGAGAATTGAAATTAAAATCGAGGAAGTAGAATGAAGAAACATTTAATACCAGAACAAGCAAGAGATAGGATGCGTGCGTGTGTAGCTAGAGAGGACACGGACAAGTTTGAAACCTGTTGGGAGGTTCACTCACAGTGGGCTGAGTTAGGACGAGGAATTATAGACAGCAAGATGAAGTCAGAAGGCTGGTCTGAGAAAGAAGCACCAGGTAAAGCACACCGTTGGTTCTTAGCTTCCCACGCTGCGGATAGTGGACTTGGCTATCAGTCCATGTTGAACAGACAAAGAGTGGGTGATACTGTAATGGTTTGGGGTTATCACGGGGGAGAGAACGAGAACATATCCTACCAGAAGTGGGTGTGTTTACTAGTGAACGCAGAGAAGAAAGATGGACTTATACTTAGAGAAGTTTTAGAGGAACGCATTGCTTGGTATCAACAAGTGGCAGACGATAACTTTGGACAGCCTCCAAGTGTACTTGATATTCAAAAACAATATAGAAAGAATGGGGAGAAACCGGAATGGTTGTTGTTATGGAAAAAGATTATCAGACTTGTCAAACAAATGTTGAAACTAAAGGACGTACCGAAGATACTGAAAGGGGTGTTAGAGTTAGCCTTGTCACATGCAGACGTGGGCGGGAAACCTCAGACACAAAAGAGTGTATCTACTGCGGATACAAAGTTTGATGTACCGACTATTATTTATAAGGACAAGAAGGGTTATACTGGAGCAGGTAAAGAAAGGAGAGCGAGATGAAGAGAGCCTTTTATATTGTAGGAAACGGAATGGCATTAGTGGACTTGGTTATAGCGTTAGTATATTACATCAGTGGCAATACTTCAAAATCAACTTGGTATATGGTAAACGCAATACTACTATTGATTTTATTTAGACAGGAGGACAAATGAACATGAATGAACGACCACTAATTATTGACATCAGTGAGTATCAAGGGCAACTGAATTACAATGCCTTGAACGCACTCCCGTTGGACTTGTTGCCAAACATCATCATATCAAGAGCGGGGCTTGGTAAGTACGGACACATGAAGGACAAAGAGTTTGAACGCAACTGGAGCAAATCTAAGCAATTTGGCTACTACAGGCAGTCATATTACGCCATGTACCCAGGGCATCCCCCCCAACACCAGCTAAATAGTTGGTATGACCTAGCGCCAGAGATTGACATTCTTCCACGGGTGATAGACATGGAAGTAAATTTCCAGAACCAACCAGCGGAGTTGATTGCAACAATCATGTGGGATTGGTCATGCAATATTTTAGAGCGCGATGGACACCGCCCTTGGATATATTCCCGAAAGAATATAATTGATCCATGGCTTGCGTCTTGGACTGATGAGATGTTGAACGCTCACTATTATTATCTGGCTGAGTATAACAATCATCGTGACCAGGAAGAAGAAGGAATTAGAATACCTGATAGAGTTCTTCCGAACCGAGTTGTAGCAAAACAAACAGCAGACCAGATGATACTTGGCCCTAACCTTCCAGTTGTAGATAGAGGAAGGTGGTTACTTGGTGATGCGTACCAACTAGACAACTGGATTACAACCAATTACAGTGGTGTACCCAAGCCTGTTGGTGATTGTGAGAACAACACAAGACACATCGCAGACAACGCATCGTTTATTCAAACCAACGCTGCCGAGATTGAGAAGTTGAAACTTTCGGGCGCTTCACTTGAAGATGGATGCAAGCGTAACTATGAACACTTCAAGGATTTGCAAGCACGGGTGAACGAGGCGTTTACAGACATCACAACGCAAGCACAAGAGATTGAGGACTTGATGGATGCTATCGCCACAGTTAGATATACAATAGAAACGCAAGTAGCACCATCGTTGAAGGGGATGCAGAAACAACTCGACAACATTACCATCCCAGAAACCAACCACTCACACTGGTATCAGCGGTTATTCAATAGGAGATAAAGATGAACATGAACAAAATTAAAGAAACCGTTAGAATGAAAATTGCATGGGCGTTGCCGAAATGGATTGTATATTGGGCGTCAATACGGATGATTGCCCATGCCACATCTGGCGACTACGATGATACAGCTGTTCCAGAACTCACGGCAATGGACGCGATTGACAGATGGTTTAGATGACAGTCCGATACGTCAAGCAAAACGCTTGGATTGAAATAAAGAAGAAGATATGGTACGAGAGCATCACTGGCAATCCAATTTGTGTGTACTGTAAGAACAGGAACGCCACTGACCTTGCTCACGCTATCATTCACAAGCGGTACGGAAGGAAACATCGCAAGCTAATCGAGGTTGAGGAAAACGCTTGCCCAAATTGTAAGGAGTGTCAGGAATTTAGCGAAACGAAAGACGGAAGGACAGTAGCTTGGATATGGTTATGTAAGAAGTTTGGAGGAGCGCACATGAAAAAGTTCTTGGAAGACCTACCATTCCATATAAAGGAGAGCTTCGATGAAGATTGATGAGTTTGACTCGCATGTTCTAGACCAAAAGGGTAATGCTTCAGACATTATGAGGGATATTTACGGCGTTGATTTCAAGCTAAGTGGAGCAGAGAAACAACTTGCTGGTATCCGTAGACACTTGAACTACAAGAAGGAACACGCCGAGAAAGATGTTCTTCCCCTGAGAAGGAAGTATGGAGTAGAAGCTAGTGGAGTACAAGTTAGAGAGAAGCTAATCCTTTTGTCTGAAGATGATATGCAAGACCCGTCAACAGTTCTTCAGAAGATGGGACTTGACCCCGTTCAATGGGAGCTTCTTACCGCAGAGTTTGATGCAAAGTCGTGGGATGTCACGATGAAACTGTATCAGTCCGACCATGCAGGAACACACCCTGAAACTGGAATAGATAAACGAGTCAGGCTTGATGATATTCCACATAAGGAAACCAATTGGGGATATAACTGCAAGATCAGAGCCAAGCCCACCAAGACCCCACTCACGGTTGATATATTGAAGGACGTATTTGAAAATCTATCAGCACCAAAGCACAAAGAGTACAAGTATATATCTAATGGGAGAATGCTTGAGTTCCCTCTGGTTGATTTACATATCGGAAAGAGTGACCTTGACATAGTCCTGCGTTTAGCGGAATCAACAGTGGCTGATATTCTAAGTCGGGCAAAAGACTATGAGAAAATAATCTTTCCTATTGGAAATGACTTCTTCCAAGTTGATACGCCAAGTGGAACTACAACAAAAGGGACATACGTGGAAACGGTTGCACCGTGGCATGAGATATACGAGCGAGGAACACAGTTTATAATAGATACAATCAGCGAACTACGCAGACTTGCTCCCGTGGATGTAATATACATACCTGGCAACCATGATAAGATGACATCTTACTGGTTAGCACGCACTATAAAGGGTCACTTTAGAAAAACAGATAGTGTTACCGTAGACCTTGACCCAAGAAACCCAAGGAAGTATAGAGAGTTTGGGCTTGGCATGGTAGGGTTTAGTCACGGGAAAGAAGAAGGCAAGCGCATTGAGAAGATTATGCAGACGGACGAGCCGGAAATGTGGGGGAGGACAAAGTTCAGAGAGTACCATTTAGCCCACATTCACAAAGAGAAAGTTTGGGAAGATGGAGGGATAATCTTTAGAGTCATTCCTGCACTTACTGAAAGTGACGGGTGGCATATAGATAAAGGGTTTGTAGGTGCAATACAGAAAGCCCAAGCATTTGAATGGGACAAGAAAACGGGAATAGAAAACATAATGAACAGCGTAGTAAGGGAGTAGACATGAAGAAAAGAACAATGTGGATACTGATTCTATTGTGCTTGATTACAATAGCCTTGATGTTAATACCAACTAAAGCAGGTGCAAGTGATGGTGCGCCTGAGAATGTACTATTTACATTTCTCGAAAACGAGATGGTTTGTGTAACTGATTACAGAGATGGACAGCCTTACACTGCCTGTTATTGCCCTTGCCGAACAACGTGTAGCCCAGATTATTGCACTGTTTACTATTATGCTTGTGGTCAAGACTGTGGAGAATATGAGAGACAACCAACTTTGATACCAACAGAAGAACCTCAACCAACACCATACCCAACACCTGTACCGCCTCAACCCCAGGAATTAGTTGTGGTTGAAGCTGATTGCGAAAAAGGGTGGGGTAATAAATACACCTTCAATGCGCTTGGGGGCATCATGGAATACGATTACGAGGAATACTACTGGGTAGACCCTGACGTTTTAGAGGTAGTTACCTTTTTTGGCAAACATGCACTTGAGCCAACAAATTGTGATAGTCCTGAACCAACCCCAATACCTACTGAGGAACCGCAGAAGCCCAAGTGTAATTGTGGCGGGGGAAATGGTGGTGAGGATTGTAACCCGAACCCCAACTGTGACGAGAAGAAAAACGACAAACACGATGAGAAGTAAAAAGAGAAGCCCCTCAAAACGAGGGGCTTTTACTTATGCTATCTTAGTGTCTGTGCCATCCCCGTCAGTGAACCAGAGTTCATTAGGGTCGGTGTTCTTTACCCAGAGTTGACCATAAGTAGCTGTATCGCCAAGAGCCGCTGCCGCTTCCTTGATCTTTAGGGGATATTCTATTCTAGTTGCCTCATCTTGGTAAAAGGTCATGTGAGTATCAGTTGCGGCATCGCTGTTGTCACGATGAGCAATTTTGAAGTTGCTGCCTGATCCTAAAATACGCCAAGCATCATTGGGGTCTGTCGCATCTGTTTCTGAAAAATAGATAGCTGGCAGCGCGTTTTGTACTGTAAGAGTACCAGCGGAAGCAATAGAAGCAACAGACAATGCCCCATCTTTGTCCCACTCGTAAGGAGTAGCAACAAGATACTTTATTGTCGTTGGAGTTGGTGAACCTGGGTCGGACACTCTTGTTCTTTGGATTTTGATGTAGTATCCTGCCGAACCGCCACCGCCACCTGGGTCGTAGTCAGACTTCCAGTCGGTAAAATCACCCCCATTCCATCTGATAGTTCCGTCTTGCTGGAATCCGTCTGTATCGTCGCCAGGAAAGAACTCTATCCAAGCGTTTGAAGTATTGCGGAAATGAAACTCAGGGAATACATCTTTAGTAGCAGCCGTTGTCATTATGACTTGAAGCTCGTCGAACTTGGCTGTGTGTCCAATGTAAATAGCATCATCATCTGCTACGAAAATTTCATTCCCGTCTATTCCGTCAGTCCAAGAACCACCATTAGGAAACCTAGCAGCATATTCTGTTTGGGAGGGAGTTGTGTATGTTCCGATATGTTGGTGGATTGGCGCTACACCAGGATGTGTGCCAAGAGCTGCCACATCACCCGCTGGTGTTCCGTCAGCAATAGCAACATCTAAAGCATGGAACTCGGATGACGATTGAAGGTCTGCATTTGTCTGATTGACATTGACAACCATATCAATACCAGTGTAATTAGCAGCAGCCTCGTCATCAGTCGTATAGTCTATGTGAAGCTGTCCCTCTGCAATATGGATCGCGTCCTGTTGGGGAGGAACTGCTATCTCTAGTCCGTCAACGTGGGGGGCGTATGTTTCGTCTACTCCACTCAGGTCAATGTGAAGTCCGTGTATCTCTGATTCTATAGCAGAAGGGTCAAGGTATCCACCATCTATCCTGATGCCGTCCCACTCAACACCGCCAATAGCTCGTGTTGGCGTAATGTTAATAACGTCTTGAGTGCCTGTCGAGCTTGGATTCAGGTCAATCAATCCATTAGCGGCAGAATTGATAGTCAGCTTACCAGTCATAGTATCACCAGACTCGGCAACTTGCTTGAGAATGTCTGCCTTTATTATTGCAAGCTCATTCTCTAAGTCTTCCACTCTACCCAATGAAGCTAGTAGTTTTAGTTCTTGTTGTTCATTTAGCGACATTAGTCCTCACCCATGCGAATACGTCTTCTTTAGTTTGTCCGTCTTTCTTCACCCATAAAATAGGGATGCTCTCAATGCCTACTTTGAAATAGTCTGCAATTGCAATCAAGGCGGTCTTATCCCCGCCTGTTAGTTCTCCCCTGTGCCAGTATTCACCGTTGACAAGGACGGGAGAAAACATTGGATTCCAAACCACAAAGTCTACAATCAGTCCACCGCGTCTTGACCGCCCACCAAATAATTCAAACTGAAACATAAAGGGAATGTCGTACCTATAAAGTGCTTGAGATACCCAATACTCTTGGATTGAGTCGGGCATCTGTCCCTGCACTAACCCAATAGTTTCTTCTTCAGGCGTTAAAAATTTGACATTGGCAAAAGCCATTACGACACCTCAATAAGAGTAATGTCAACAAGCCTCAACTCTTGTTCTTTGTTGTCTACCTTGTGATAGCGAACTCTTTTTCTAAGTCCTTCGATGAATACTAATTTACCATCCTCGAATTGAGAACAAGTATTCAGCGTCAGTGGCTTCGCATCATCAACCCAAGTTTCTAGTTGGGTTAGTTTCTCTACTCCTGTCTGAGTATCCATCCCGTTGTCGCCCAGAAGTTTGTCTTTTCCTTCTTTTAATCCAACTGTATAGGAATATGTATCATTTACATCAAGCCTTTCTAGGGCATCCAAAACCAACGCTACTAGAATTGGTGAGTAATTAGAAAATCCAGTTTCAAACCTAATTCTAAACTGTATCCATCTGCCAGTTACATCATAGTCAGACGAAATGTATTTAACGTTATGCACGTTTACACTGGAGTATACCCCAGAAATCGCTGTCCACACCGACTCTGATGCGCCAGGTACACGATAGTCAATAATCACATTCGCAACAAGCGCAGCAGCGTCACTTCTATCTATAGACTCTTGAATAGCAGTAAGGGAGTGGTAGTATTTTTGTGTTTCCCTCAACCCGCCATATATTCTCGCAGTGGTAATTGCGCCATCGAAGGCGTACTCATAATCGCTATCTAGTTCAGGATTCAAGGACACTGGAATCCAGAGAACATCAGCACCTTCAGATATATACATTCTATCCGTTGTGTCGTCCCTTCCAACAATATGTATTTTCTTGATTCTTTCTCCAGCTAAAGGCGCGCGATAAGCCTCATGCCAACCGAAGTTCTTACGATAAATAACGCTTGAAGTCCCAGAAGTTCCAGCATCTATCCCAACATATAATCTGCCAGGATATGTTGCTCCAGTACACGGTATGCCCTGTCTGCCTGAAGGTAATCCGTACTCTGCATCTGGCCCCACATTCTTCAGTTGCCCGGAGTAATAGCTTTGTATCTTGTCTTTTTGATTGAAGTACAAGTAAACATCATTTACTTCCATCAACTCGCAGTTGCGGTAGTGTTCAAGCTCCTCAATTTCTTTTGAATAGATGGGCTTGAGTTGTCCCCCCTCAATATAATAAACATTTTTATTTGTTCCAACCCAAGTCTTTCTGCCAACTTGTCCGGCACCACCACCATATTCGATCATGTTGTTTACTCGTTCACCAAGCCCAAGTTCGTACCTCTCGTTGTTTGGGTTACGAGTAGCAAGCAACAACCCGTCTTGTCCGAACTTTATCTTCACAACTGCGTTCTGGTCTGTTGCTACCGATAGAAGAACTCTGTCTATTTTAGTCAAGTCGGGATAGCTAGATTCAGTTGGAGGGGTTGCGTCTGCGTGTAGTGCTATAGAGTACCAGTAAAAGTCGTCGTGCATGTCGTCGCCAGTTGTAATGGCTGGCATATCAGGAACCCATGTATCATCGCCATCGCCCAGAGTAAGCGTAAGATGACCAGCGGTTATAGCGCTATCCGACTTCATAGCAAACAAAATGAACTCGGCTTCACTCATATCAACGGGTGGGTCTATCGTTTTTTCAGCAATTGTACCAGTTGTAAACGTAGCGTCCCACTCAATAGCAGCCCACCCCTTGTCTGCGTACTGGTCAGTGTTATCAAATTCGTTCTTTATCCAGGGGCGATTGTCCGTGAGCGTTCCTAATAAATAGAAAGGTTCTCCCCAAAACGGGGGTGTTCTAAGTTTCTTTATTGAGTTAGGTTCGATAAGATCAGTATTAGAATGTGTTTGAAGTTGAGATGAATATAAATCAAACACTGGTCTCTCAGAGGCGTAGTGGTCGTGCCTAATAGCAAGTAACTTGTTTGAATTGATAGCGTCTTCTTTTTCGTTAGTTCCAATATCCCCCTCAAACGACCAAGTTCCATCATTGTTTCCAAATCTTGCTCTGTGATGAACACCACCACCCGCAAGTTGAATAACCCTGTCTGTTACAACAACATCAGTACAGTAATAATCAAGAGCGTCTAGCAATTCCCACTCATCAGTAATGACAACGTATTCTGTATTGACTGTGTGTTCGGTAATCCAAGCTGGAGAAACCGTGATATAACCATTACTTCCGTTTGTACTTGCTTGTCGCCAAGGCTGATCTTCTTCCGAACCAGGCCCAGCAATAACTTTTACTAAATCCCCGTCAGCTATAGTATAACCAGCGGAGCTAAAGTTTTTAGAAGAATCGTTTAGCCTCGTCAATGCACCATTGTTTGAATCTGCCACCCCTCTTGTTCCTAGTTGGTAGAGGCTTGAATTACCCCTGTTCGCTGGTTGGGTTACGCAATAGAACCCGCCACGGTATTCAAAAGGAAGTATATTGAAATCGGCTGTATCGTCAAGTATTCTGAAGTGAGGCATACGGGTAGGGCCGCCACCATAGTCTCCAGCACTAACGCTAATGTAGTTATCCGCATCCCCGCCCGAATACCCAACCGTCAACTTGTAAGAAGTTGCATTAGTAAGAGTTTTGTTCGTGATATCAAACTCAACTCCGTATGGATAATCAACGCTTGACACTGCGTAAGTCTGGGCTTGAGGGTTACCATCGTCAGAGTCAGCAAGTGTGACAGTTACATTTCCTGTAGGCGACCCTGTTTTCTTTAGCCAAACAATAATTTTGTCTGCCGCGTAAATTGAACTGGAGCTGGAGGTGAAAGTGGCTGTATAGCTCTCCGTTCCACCGCCGTATAGGGCCGACCACTTGAGTTGTGTCGATACTCCTGGGACAAGCTCATCAAAGTCTCTTATTCCTGTCGTGTAAGTCTCTTTACCCCCCAGTAAAACCCTGCCAGCCCTTGAGGTGTCTATCCTATAGCCATCAAGATACTTGCTTGCATCCTCGTCGTGGTGTAACATAGCAAGTCCACCAGAAAAATCATCCAAAGATATATCTTCAAAAGGAGGAACGCGGTCTGCGTGTTTCCCCCTTCCTTGTCTTAGCTGAGAAGCCATTGTTGGATATGGATTGACTGCTACTCTTGGTACTCTATTACCTCTACCATCTACGCAAATAAGCCCAAGCTCAGTTCCGCTTGAGTCTGTCAACATTAAATGGTGGGTAGATTCTTTTCCAGTATCTGGACTGACGTTTGGCATTTACCCTCCAGCCGCTTCGTTTACTTTTCCTCGTTTAGCAGGCAGACGAATTGGATTCTCCGCTCTAGCCAGCGCAGCATCTTCGCGGTGTATATTCATCATTGCAATTTCTAATTCGCTTCCACTTGTTAATGTACTCATTTGGATTGCTCGTGCGTGAGCAGCAGCGTCAGCAAGAATCCGCGCCATTGGCAGACTGTCATCAATAACATCCGTTGCAAGATACATCGGAGCCAGTTTGGTTCTATACTCCAACACGATATCGTTGCCAGTAGTAACATTACGTGAGAGAATTAGCAACTTATGTTGAGAACCAGCAGCAGCAGTTTGAACTTCAAAATTTAATGGTGTTGGTTGGCTATCGCTGGTATCTGTGTCAGTTTCTTCGTAAACATTTATAAGGTTGTCTTGTCTAATCCCAGCAGGTAACGTATATTCTGATGTGTTAGCTGTAATGTCTAATGAAGTTCTGTCATACCGGATAACATTATGTTTTATCGCGTATTTATTAATTGCAGATATCAAAACATCAAGCGGAAAGTTTCCAGTTGCAACGCCGTAGGTGTCACCTTCTTCTACATCAGCGGTTACTTCTGAGATTGTTATGACTCCATCAGTGTTAACAAAGTCCGAAACCCTTGCCCATTCCCCTTCTGGGGCGGCAGATTCGCCACCTGCGTCAGTTATAACCCACAACGTACCTCCGTTGAATGCGTCGTCGATTTCTGTTCTCTTGGAGTCTTTTACTGTTGTTGAGTCTCCACCGTCGTCCGACGCAGTAGATACTCGAAGAATTGCCAGCTCGTTAGCTAATTCTAATGTCGCTTGAAATAAAGTTGTCACTGATTCTCCTTACGGTAACCTCATTAGATATGCCATCACATCGGCTGAATGGGGTGTGTTGTAAAATTGTCCGTGAGCAAGGTTGCCCTTGTATGGATTGTTAGGAACGCTGGTTTCTGCTCCAAGAAAAGCTATTGATGAAACTCCAGCAAAAACGCCTAGTGCGGTATCTGTTCCAATTTGATCGCCGTCAAGATAATAAAAAACTTCATCCCCAGATAGAGACCAAGTTATTCCAAGCGGGAAAAAGCCAGCAGGTGAATAACTAGTTTTGGAATGTGATTCAGCTACATCGTTAGCTTCGTATGCAAAAGTAAGTGTATTGCCACCAGATGCCACCCATGCCCTAATTCTGTTTTGGGTATCACTGCTAATTGTAAACAAATAACCATTAGCGGCTCTTGTCCAATCTGGATTTTTCGCCCACACAACAATACTTCCCTCATGCGGGTCAAACGCGGGAATGTCTGTGCGTCTTACTGACACGGTGTCGAAGTAACAAACGCCAGTGTCGGTGTCAGGACAATACAAGTGAAAAGCTATCGTTCCTGATCCTGCCGGAACTGTGAAGTTCATATCAACCATTGAATAAGCGGCGGCAGTTACTCCGGTAGCTACTAGATTTGCGATATACCCAACATCATTAGCATATATAGTCACTCTGCCTTCGTGCGTCCCGTCACCCCTCGCCCAAAATCTAAGCCTGTATGTTGCACCATCAACAAGAGAAGCAGCTTGGTAAAATTTAGTATCTACACTTGCTCCTGCTGTTAACTTAGCCGCATCTGCTCCGGTATGAATAGTAACAGCTTCGTTTGCTAATGCGCCATCAGAAACCGTTTCAGTCCAACTACCCCAAACATCAGCCCCTCCACCACCAGCCGTTTCAAAGCCGCCATTACTAATCAAGTTACTCGCAATAGCACTTATATCAATGTAATCGTTTGTACCGTCAAAATATTGGGAAGTTAAACCATCACCGATGCCTTTTTGTCCAAGCGTAGTGGTAGTGATAGTACCGTTATTTTGTCCGATAGACTTATCATAAGCAACAGTACCGGACAATTCATTCAGAGGCCAGTGAGCAACTAGATTACCGGAGAACTCTTGTATGCGTTTAGAATACTGATTCCCACCAGGGAACAGCCCTCGTCTTATTCTATGACTCATGTTAGTCCCTCATAAAGCCAAGTAATAGTTCAATTCCCGCTGCTGCGTAGGTTCCTGTACCCCTAGAAACAGCCGCAATATACAGTGATTTCGTAGTGTTGTCAGAAGGAGCGAGTTTCACACCCATTCCCTTATCACCAAGGCTTTTCACCGCCATTTGTGAGTTAGCAAGGTCAACGTAATCCCCGGCTGAAAACGAAACGGCTGTCAGAATTTCACTAGCCTTGGCATCTGTTGGAGCGAAGGTGCTACCTTCTGTTCCCATGTCTTCGTCGGAACGCAAGATCAAAATATCCAGGGCTTCAGCTTGATCGCTAATGTCTAACAATCTAATCGACTGGAGAGTGCATGTGCTGTTTTCAAAACAAGCATTAGCAACCTCTTGTGTATCTGCTAACAAGTCGCCATCAGCGTAAGCACCTGTATCAAGGCTAAGAGCCACCTCAACAATAATGTCCCATGCGCCGATAAGGTCTTTTCCATATCTGTCTTGCATTATATTTCTCCTTTTAATATTACACCCATGTTACTCCAACGTGAGCGCAAGCTAAGTCCCAATCTACCCACATTTCATAGTCTAAGTCCATAATTTTCTTGCATAATACTAGGTCTTCCGTTGCCTTATCCATAGAATAGGGGCTTTTCCCAAGAGCTTCTGCTAATTCTCTTGACATTAGCCAGCATCCAGCTCCCATTCCGTCTACTTTCTCTAAGCCAGTCCCAGGTTCCTGCCTTGCTTCAAAAAAGATACCGTCTTCCGCTTCTCTTGAGAAGTCATACACAACAGGGTGTGCATTTTCTCGGCTCTTTTTTCTGTACCATCCCCCCACAATATGCTTTTCGTGGGCTATAAGTTTTGGTACCATACCTGGTGGAGCCAATACGTCGCTATCCAGCATCATAAGAAATGGGTCGCTTGCTTGTTCCAAGTATCTATCATGTATCACGTTCCTTGCATCTGGGAGATAAGTGCTTTCAGTTGTAACAATACTATCCCAAGGCATCATTACTTGTCTTAAAAAGGAAGTGAAAAACTTTGCATAAAGTATCTCGTCCATCGGAAAACCCCAACAGACAGAGGTTGTGCGTATGTCGTACTCTTTTCTAAAAACCTCGCTCTGCTCTTTACTGAGCGAACTTATAATAGGCTTCCCTTCTATCCCTGCAATTTCTTTTTTTAGTTCATCCGAAAAAAGTTCTAGGTACTTACTCGGTTGTGGTGCATACTGTTTCCCCTTTTTCCGTTTAGCCATATAATTCCTAAAGGAGAGGAGTTGCCCCCTCTCCTAGATAGTTTACGGAGTCATTTCGGTTACCCAAGTACCGTTTCCAGCAACATTAACATAGTTGCCAACAGTCTTGTACGACCCTTCCGTAGTGATAGTGAATCCGGCGCTACCAGAGTAAACATAGTTTCCAGTGTAGATAGCCCCCTGTACGCCTTGTCCAAGTAATGACTGATCGAGAACCCCTGCCGTGCCACCATAGATATAGTTATCTTTGAACCACGTATTGTTCATTGCCGCATTACCTATAGTTACACCATAAGTAGTGCCATGGATGTAACAATTTTCAACCAGGACGTTGTTAAAGTTATCACCAGTATTGAGAAGTCCGGATATAGGATTAACAGTATCTCCGCCACCGATTTGACAATCACGGAAAACTATCCCACCGCCATTGGAAATGCGAACTCCACCAGTTGTTTTGTTCACGAACACGCAGTTCTCGAATGTGCTGCGGAAACAAACAGCTAAATCCATTGCGATTCCAGTACCTGAACCAGTGAGTTGCATGTTAGCCATATACAGCCCACGTACGGCATCGGCACTTACGGTGTCTGTGCCTGTACCTTGTGAGATACGTGCAATACCTCCGCCATTACCACGCGGTTCCGCGCCGATACCGATTATATCGCAGTAGTTCGGCAGAGCCGTTAGTGCGGTATAAGCTGTTTCAGTACCCTGAACGTAGATAATGTTTCGTTGATAGTCGTTGGTGGTAGTAGCACCACCTGGAAGCTGTCTGAACGCTTCCGAGGCTGTGATAGCTTCAGACACTTGTGCGAAGGGGGTGGCCCAACTAAGTCCGTCAAAGGCTGAATTTCCTGTGATGTTATTAACGAAGTAAATACGTCCGTAGTAATCACCAGGATAACCCATAACTGCCCCGCCATCAGCGAGGTCAGATAAAACAGAAATGCCTTTCCGTAAAACAAACGGTCTGTTAGCAGGGTTCCTTGGTGCAATTGCTTGTGATACCATTTTATTCTCCTTTGCCTAGCAGGAGGGAATGGTTAGCCCTCCTGTGTCCAGCAATCTAAGTTAGCTTGATGTACTAATTCCGTCCAAAAAGCCGTGATGTTTGTCAGCAGCTACAACAAAGCCGTATTCGCCAACAATTTGTCCGAGTAAAGCATCGCCAGTCTTGCCCAATTCCTCATAGAAGAAGGGGTCGAATGGGTAGAAAGCAATCTTGTCAGACGACAAGACCCACATTTCGTCAGCAGGACAGTGTAAGTCAACTACAACGTCTATCGAACTTCCTGAGATTGGGTTCTGTAGTTTTGAAATCAGGTTTCCACCCAATGCTTCAGAACGCTCAGTAGAAATAAATCCTTCATAGAAGGAGTTAATCTTCCGCTGTGCAAATGATCCGCACAGAATCAAGTCAGGATCTCCGCCGTCGGTATGAATATCCGAGAGCAGGTCGTCGATGTGGTCTCTAGTAAGAGCTGCGCTTGCTACGTCTGTGGTATTATCGGTAATGAACTGCCTAAATCCACCAGCAGCACGGGCTACAGTTGAAGAACCCGTGGCACGATATCCGTAATAAGGCAGTTTACACAACTGCATCATCAGTTCTTCCATCTTCTTGTCAATCTCATACCCAGCAGCATCAGAGATTCCGTACTGAGCCATTTTCTGCTTAGAACGAGCAACATTGATACTTCGTTGAAGAATCTGGGTAAAGTTGGTTGAACTGGAGACTTCAGTCTGCGGTGAGCTGTCAGCGTCGTCGCCGTCAATCCTTGCCCGACCAATCCTCGTTACAACTGATTCATGGGTATGGGTAGCTTGTGTGCCGCCCCTATTACGAGTAACAGTAAGGGTAGCACTAGACACAGCGCTTACCCACATAACTTCGGCATCAATCAGGATTAAGTCTCCTGCTTGACAGAAAGTTGCACTTGTCATAGTGAGTTGAGTTTCGGCTGAAGATGATTCTGCGTTCCCGTCAGCAGCCAGAGTGGAAGTTTCGGGTACATAGGTATCTTCAAGCCAACGATATTCCTTGCCATCCATATTCAGGAAGGCAAATTTTGCTACGTCAGTACCGAGCCTAGCATATGGTACGATTTTCAACGGATTCGTCTGTAAAATACGATCCGTAACCATAATCTTGTTAGGTACGGTGTTCACATAGGATTGTACTAATCCCATATATGCTGTCATTGTTTCTCCTTATACCGCAAGGAGTTTATGTAAAGCCAATGTTATCAACGTCAACGCCGTCGGCTCTCGCTTTAGCTTTGACTGCTTGTAATTTACTTTTATCCCCGCTTGCGGCAAGCATGTCCTCTACGTACTTGTCATTAGTGTAAGTCCCGTCTCCCGCAGGTACAGCAGGAATAGTCTGTAACACAGTGGACGCAGAAGGTTTTGGTTTGTTTGCATCTGACTGTTTCCAGCCAAATGATTTTGCTTCTAGCTCGGCAAGAAACTCCTGCTTACTAGAGGCAGACCTTAGTAGCTCTACAACGCGAACATCACTTGCGTCAACACCCGCGCTGTCGAGAATAGCTTGCTGTTTTTCGCCCCACGATTTCTCACCAGCCCCCGCTGATGGAGACACCACGTTACCGCCTTGTAATTCTTCAATTACAGTTTTCATGTTCTGAAATTCAACATCCCTGTTCAGCGTAGCAACTGCCTTTGGATCAGTAGTTGCTCCGACGAGCGAGTTATATTGAGCGATAGTTCCCTCCACCGTGTCAAGACGAGTTCCATATGTTCCAAGCCTAGAGTCAGTTTTACTCTGTACTTGTTTCTCGATGTACTCTTGGAGCTTTGGACTTGCCAAAACACTTTCAAGGGTTACAGCCGAAGAACTAGCTTGATCTAAAGGTTGTCCCACTGGTTGTCCCTCAACTGACGATTCAGGTAAGTCATCAATCGTTGGAGTCAGCTTAACTTCCTCAGTACCGTTAGCCATTGTTTCTCCTTTATTTTTCGAACATTTGTTCGATTTGTATGAATTATATCATAGTTATCATATATTTGTCAAGGGCTATGTGGTATAATTAGAGTATGAAAATACTAGAGATTGGTGGTGGCCCAGAACCGAAAGCGCATAAATACTGGAAGGATGCTGAGATAACTACCCTAGACGCAGACAAGCAGTACAATCCAGATATATTAGCTGATGCTGGCAAGTTGAATCTTCCCACTCAGTATGATGCGATTTTTGCTTCTCACGTATTAGAGCATTTTTTCTGGGCGGGCATAGAAACGGTATTCAGTAATTGGGTAAAACATGTAAAACCTGGTGGCGAGATGTATATTATTGTTCCATCGCTGGAGTGGGTTACAACTACCGCAAAGTTGCAGCCGTTCATTGTTCAACCGCATCTAATAGGTGGACATACGACAAAGTGGGATGTCCATAAATGTATGTTTACGAAACCGATGTTGGAATCCTTGTTTGAAAAATCAGGACTAACCATAGAGTCAAGTTGTTTTGAGAAATATATTTTCGTATGTATCGACACCTTGATACCAGCAGACGAAATTCACGTAAGAGGAAGAAAGATTATTTAGAACCTCCAACCGTCAAGGGCTACTGAGAGGCCTCCACCTTCTGTATCAGTTCCTCGTAAGTTATTCCAAGTTCTTCTGCTTTTATTGTGAGCCAATCAACTATATCTGGGGGAATTTCACCACCCTTTATTACTCTAACAGCATCTGCTCCAATATATTGAGCAAACTCAGCAGCAACAAAGGATGGTTCTTGCTCAAATGCTTGTTCCATTTCTTGCACAGACCTGTACTTCGGCTCAAAGTTATCGTCAATATAGGGAGCAACTGTAGGATTTTTCTTGAGGAAGTTCCTTCTCCAACCCCAATACTGTTGGAGTTGTGGGTTCTGTCTCATGTAATCAGTTCTTGCATTGCCCTCGGCTAACAAGAAGTATTTAGATTGAAGCTCATAAAAATCAGGGAAGTGTTCATTTCTAGTAGAGTAGAATATCTCTGCTTGTGTTGCTATTTCAGGAGGAGCTAAATCAATATTCAACGCTTCTGTAAGAGTTCCAGGTGGATCACCACCCATTATCTTACTCCACATTTGCAACTGTTCAATAGGTATAGCATCATAGTTTCTTGTTTCTGTATCAAGGAACCTTAGTTGGAAATCTTCACCAAGACTTTCTCTTACAATCTTCTTGTCAATAGTGCTTAAGTCTCCATATAAACTCCAAACATCTGAAACCAAAAAGTTCTGCATCCGTTCTGCTGGCTCATCCCACAAGGCAAGTCTGTTAGCAAATTCAGGGTTCATGTCCCAGAATTTATTATAGGCTTCCGTATCACCAGATTCATAAGCCTCCATAGCTTTTCCAAATTCTTCCCCAAGCTGGCGTTGTTGGCGTTCACCCTCTGGGTAAATGTAAGCGGGTACACCAGCAGTCTTTAATAAAGAAACCCACCAAGGGCCACCAGCGTATTCTTTAGCAGCTTGTTTTCTTGCAAGTTCCCACGCAATGCCACTATGTTCAACCATTGCTCTAGCTGCCTGGTCTGGTGTAATTTGTCCAGTAGCAGACATATTGGATAACATTCTTTCTACCCTGTAATCTTCCCACTGGTCAAACCCAGGAAGTCCAATAAATCTCCGTAACCTAGCCGGAGCATTGGCATCTTCGTGAGGCCAATCAAGACCAAACGCTCCAAGTAATCTTGTTGTCGTGTAAGTAGCAGGAAGGAATGGGCCTATTTCTTCTGGTCTACCGCTCAATCCTTTTATCAGCCAATCGTACGGAGCATGGGGGGAACTCAATGCGCTTAGAAGTTCGTAGTTATCTGTCCGTTCTCCTGCATTTTCTTCCATTACTGCAAGGGCATCACCCCACACTTGCCCAGATTGTGTTCTTTCTGCTTCGTCAGCTTCCGCTCTTGTTATCTCTCCATCTCGAACCATCCTGTCAAGCTCTCGCTCAACAGTACCCATATTAGACAAACCTCTCTGTACTACAGTTGTGTAAGGCATTGTCATCTGTGCAAAAGGAGCAAAAGCGGCCCACACATCAACGAACAAAGAGTCTCCCATCCACTCTTGCATACCCAACCAAGGAGGAATAGGTATCTTTGTCTTTCCCTTTAGTCTAGTTGGGAAGTTCGGGTCTTCGAGCGATATTCTGTCCTGCATCTGTTGATAGCGCATATAAAGAGATAATGCTGCTGGGCGGTTGATTGATTGTATTGCCCACTGTCCCATTGAGTGTGTAGTCCAGAACTCAAAAGGCATAAAGGTTCCAAGCCAAGTATCGTAGTTCATCTTGCGATTATAGTTTAGAAGTGCGGCATCCCTGTAGTATTCAGCCATTCTAACAGAACCATATTGAGCGTCTGCCATTTCTCGTTTTGCGCTATTGAGAAACTTACCAAGCTCATCCCTTGCAAAGTCACTCATATCAAGTCGCGAAGCTGGCTGACCTACCATCGAAGCAGCCTTCTCCTCCATTTCTCTCAACGTCCAGAAGTTACGAGAGAACCACTGTTCTTCTTTAGCTTCATTTGGGAACATTGGAGATATTGACGGTTCTGAAACCTGTGCCGCTCTAAGAGTGGTAGCCTTTCCTTCTAAGTCAAGTGCAATTTGTCTGGCTTGTCTGCTTGGTGGAATATCAACTTCGCTGACCCTAGATATTGGAGTAATCTTATCTGCAACCGTTTCGTAGTGGCTTTTTGCTTTAGATAAGGCTCTCTTGGCATCGTCAGCCTGCGTTGAGCTACCAATGTGGGAACCGCTATTATCGAGTATTATTCCATAGAACTCTTTGTTATCGGTATCCTCTACAATAGCGATAAACCCGTTTTTATATTCTTCTACCGACACTACTTTTTCATAAGACATCAAATCTTTTTTGGCGAAATCAGTCATCTGGTCTATGGTTGGCTTGACTACATCATCAACTTTAGCAACTCTAATCACTTGAGTAGACTCGTCCACTAGTCCAGAGAAGTAAGCTAGTTCTTCAGTGTTACCTTCCATCATAGCGTAACCACGATTTCTAAGTTCACCAAGTTCTGCTTGTAGATTGTTGCGTTCAGCCCAAAACTGCCTGTAGGTTGGAGAGTCTATAGGAAGCTCACCCTTCTTTTGCATGTAAGCATAGGTTCTTGTTTGCGCCCTATCCTTTATTTTCCAAGCACGTATTTCTGCCCGCCATCCAGCAAAGCCATCAGCTAGTTCTGGGTTGTTAATTCTTATTGCTGCTTCCATCAAGTCGTCTGTCTGTTTGATAGAAGCTATATCGGTATCAGCAGCAATTTTATATAGTACGTCAATCTCGTCAACAAGTTCATCCCAAGTCTTTGTGTATCCTTCTACTGGAACTTTTTGCGCTTTGAAAAAATCATCGTACATTTTGTTGCGTTTCTCAAAAAAGTTATTCCATATTTTCTTTTTGTTCTCAAGGTTCTTCAATGCTTGGTCTAAGTTCAAATCAATATTCTTTCCGCCATTCCTTACACCATTAATTGCAGCATCAATCCTGTCATATTTTACTTTCCAGAAACGGGTTTGTTCATCTAACCACATAGGCCAATAAGCGTCACGTACCACTTTTGATACATCATCTGGTCTAAACCTTGCCATTCCTGAACTATAAAGATATTCAAATACATCTAATTGATTGGTAATTTCTTCCGTAACGCCTAGTAGAGCCATTCCCCTTTCAGCATCTACGGCGTTCTCGAACTTCTCTAACGTCGTGGCTAACCTAACCTCTGCTTCATCTTCTATTTTTTTGATTACAGTTCTGTGTAGGTCGTCAAATATATCTCTAACTTCTTTTGTTGTCTTAGCATTGAGAGCTTCTTCCATTCCAGCACGAAGTTTCTCTAACTCAAATTCCTCAAACTGGTGAGAGAGCTTTATGCCAAGTGTATCTTCTATTTCTCTAAAAATGCCTGTGGCACTCTTGTTCAAATCAATCTTGTCTATGTTGGCTAAAATGTTGTCTATGTCTTTCAGCGAACTAGCATCTGCCAGGATATTATCTAGCTGCCTGACAGCATCTTCGCCAAGTTCCCTGATAACATTCTGTGGTAGGAATTTAGAAGCGCTTGTAAAAGCATCGGGTGTCCAGAACTCTCGCCAAGCCCTTGTGTATCCCTTGGTTAATGCTTTTCTACTTGCTGCTGCTTCTGATCGTTGCGCAAGGGAACCGAAGTCAAATATACCAAGTTTAGCATCACTGATTTTCTTTGCCCATTTATCAAGAAATATTACATCTCCTTGAAGTGCGCTTGAAATTCTCCTTGAAGCTGCTTCACCTATTTTTCCAATTGTGTCTGCCTCCATTCCAGCCATTGTAAACGCTTGGTTAGCTCGTAATGGGGTAAAGTTTAATTTATCCACTAAGGCTGCAAGGTCATCAAGTCCACTCCCGAAAAAGTCTCCACCTACGCCACGGGCAATCATGGTAAATTCATTATTAATCCAGTTCCTTGCAGCAAATGTTGGGTTGATTCTAAGAAAGGCTAATGTTTCTCCAGCTTTCAAAAAAGCTGTCCACTTCTGAATGAGTCCTCTTGATTCAAGGCCGAACTGAACAATACCTATACGAGCAAGATCGTCGAGAATTTGATTGTGAAGCATACGTTTGAATAGTTCTTGCGTGTACGGTGTTCCCTTTAGTTTACCAAGTCTAGTAAGCACATCAGGAGTAAGTTGTTGGGCGATTAGTGAACCTTCATCCCCCATACCAGCCAAACGCTTAGCAATAGTGCTGCCTTTGCCAGCAAGTATATCATCAAGTAAGTTGGGCGCTTTGACACCTAGCCTCCTAGCAATACTCATTACAACTTGTCCGTCGCCAGCAGTTCTCATATAGTCACCGAGTAACTGAGTTGCAGACAGTTCTGAACTTCTTAGATAAGATTGGATTAACCTTCCATCGGGTGTAGCTGCCATTGACGAAAGTTTACCAGAAGTGGCTTGTGCTGCCAGCTTCTCAAAATGTTTAACTATCTTTGCGGGGTCATCACCTTGAGCAAGAACGTGTGAGGATATGTAACCATCAATTCTATTTGTCCACTCATGCACCCTAGCTTCTGGCGTAAGAGAGAAGGGATTGAATCTCTGCCAACCCTTGAGGAATTTACTGTCGCTCTCGGCAAGAGTATTACCTACAAAGTAAAGCATCTCCTCTAACTTGCCAGCACCCTCTAGTGGTTCAGGGAAGTTGCCAGTCATAAACATATAAAATTTGTCGCCAGCCGTGATAGGTTTCATCGTCTTATTTACAAGAGCGATTTCGTCAGTAAGTCTTACTATTTCATCTACATCGTCTAGCTTTGTTGCTACAGCTAAAGCTGCCTCCATGTGCGCAAGTTGGCCTGGAATGTATTTGTTTCCCGCTTGAATAGACGCTACTTTCACTATGTCGATTGGGTTATACCCCAAAGCGGCACCTATAATTAGCGGGTCAAGAAATATATGCCCCATAATATCTTGTTTGATTGCTCGAATAGATAACGCTCCGAGACTGTCCGTATACGCTGATCTTACTTGTTCAAGAGCTATCTTTCTGTCAATTCCCTGATCGGTAAGCTCCGTAATTTGCTTCCTTATGTCATCAAGATACGCCGTTCCTGGCATATCTACGCCAAAAGTAAGTCCAAAAACGGCAGGTTCATCCTTCGTTTGTTGAACCTGTGGCATATTTGCAACATCATAGTACATCGAACCCGCATACCACGCATCGCCAGAGTTTTTATAAAACTCGTCTAGCTTATCATTTTCTCTAGCGATATTCCACTGGCGGACATACCCCGACCCTCTTTCTACGCCTTCTGCTCCAGCATCTAATAGTAATAGCCCTTTCCCTAAAAAACTACCTATGCCGAACACAGCCTTTTCTATGGGAGAAGGTAAAAAATCTCTTAGGTTTTCCAGTCCCTTTGCTATCCCTGGAGCAACAGATTGAAAGGTTTTAGCAAGTCCCTTTTCAAACAGTGTAGTCTTATCGTAATTCTCCATATCCTTGTATGTGTCGTTCGGCATACGAGGAGGTTCTGGGTAGTGAGAAGGTGCGTTAATAGCAAGATTTCTACCACGTTGTTCAGAACCGAGATAGTCGGTATACCATTTACTCAGTCTATACTGCTTTTGAGGAACACCTTCTGGTTGCCCAAACTGTCCCACCGCGGGAGTTGACTCGGTAGGTGGTTGTTCAACAGGAGGTTCCGGTACTGGAATTTCCGGTACTGGTTGAGGTTCTTTTTCAACTGGCATTTAGATGCTCCAAGATACTAAGCCGAGGTTTGATTGTCTCGGATATGGTTGAGATGGGCCAGAACCACCGCCGCCGCCAGCTCGGTAAGATACTGCTGGATAGTTATAATTGTATCCAGCACCGTAAGACGGAAGATCGTAACCTTCCACGGGTACAAGAATCCCTTGGCTCTCAAGGTAGTTCAACTCATCTGGTCTAAATTCTTCTAACATAGCAGCTAACACTTCAACGGAAGCACCCTCAGTAAAGAATGTCTCTGGGTCTATTGTCAGTCCAATTCTTTCTTCAATCCATCCAACTATGCCCCCACCTCTGCCTTTGTTTGCAGGGTCAAGGTACACATCCTCCCACATCTGGCGCAAGGCTACCTCGGCAGATTGAGGGGAAACTTCTCCGTCTTCCCACATCCTCTCAAATTGATCCCTATATCTCTCCCGTGGCTCCTCGGTTGGATATAGCACCGTTCCAAGTAATTGTGTATCACTTGAAGCTATATGTGCTGGCCCACGTTCTAAGTCTCCCTCCGTTCCATAAAATCCGTAGTATCCTGGCGGCGTAGTATCATACGGTACTCTATCTGCGGGTCTGTTCCCTCTAGGGTCAACGTATTCGGTAATCGGAGGCAGTGGTGGAAGCCCTCCCCTGTCTATACCGCCACCCTCAAAAGCTATCCCAGCTCCAACTCCCACGCCTGGAGGCAAGTAGCCAGTCTCTTTATTCTTCTCCCAATTTATCCAGTCCCACGCTCCCTGCCCGCCAGGTTGACTCATTCCCCAATCGTATATTGACTGTCGTTGTTTGTCTAACCAGGGAACAGCTTCACCTTTCCACCAATCTACTATGTCTTCGCCAATGCCTGCTCCAGTTCCAACGCCTAACGAAGTATCAACTTGTGGAACATTATAAACAGCACCAGCTTTTATAGTAGTGTCGTCTATATTAGCCTTTATCAAGTCTTGAGTTTCTATCCCAAGTTTCTTAGAAAGACTCTCGAAGTCATCGTCTACTTCGGCTACGATTTGTTTTGGAATTTTACTGTAGTCCTGGTAGCGAGGCATCGCTTTCCTCCTTCTCTACTTCTTCAATTATTTCAGGTTCTTCGCCATACCACGCTTGCTGATGTTGTTTCATTGTTTCTTCAGTTTTTATTTTAGCTCTCAATTTCATTACTGCAAGTTCTTGAGACTTGTTCATATCGCCTCACCTTCTCTATCAATACCAAGCGCACCTTCTCTTGTAAGTCCTTCTGGGTTAGCCTCATTGGGACTCAAACCTCCTTGGTTTGGATTGAATCCACGACCCGTAGCAATGCCTGGTTGGGCTGAAGACTGTGGAGTTCCTTGTCCTCCTTGTGCTAATCTAGCCTGTCTAGCCGACTCCTCATTTGGCCCACCGCCCTGCTGGGCTTGCTGTTGAGCTTGTATTTGCTGTTGCATACCCATTTGTAACTGCATTTGCTGTGCTTGAATCTTCAAGTCTGACTCGGCGTTCATTTCTTTTATTGCTATTGCGTGCATAGCATTATCTAAATCTTCTTGTCGTTTCCTTGCTAATAATTCTTCTGGATTAGGAATGTCAAGTTTCCTTGCCGCGTCAATAAATGAAATTCCAACTTCTTTCATCAAGATAGTAACGGCGTTGATTTGCTGTAGTTCGTCTGTTGGGATGTGGTGAGATAGTTCTACATCAACATAGATTTCTTTTGTTTCAATATGTTTGGATTCGGTACGATACTCAACTCCGATACTTCCATCTTGAGTTCCATAACCAAGTAAGTCATCACCAGTATAAGCTGTCCACCGTAAATATATTTCTGCAATACTGCCCAATGCTCGTTCTGTTAGAGCTTTTGCTGGCGCTAATGCGGTAGTAGCTTGTTTGACTTGTGCGTTTACTGTAGCAAATGCTGTACCTGAAGGACTTTCAAGGTTAGCTAATGCCTTGAGTCCTGCAAGCCTGTTTAACCCACCGTCAATTCTATCGTAGACAAGCAACATATTGCCGTCTATTTGATGCGGAGGTAAAATTTCATAATCTTCGCCAGGTTTCAATATAACTTTAGCCTGAATGTCTCCATATTCAACTATAACAGTTTCGCCATCGTGAGAGGTTATCTTTGCTCTAGGAGCTGCGGCGTAAGCAGTTACTTCAGACATCGCCATGCTTTGAAGAATAAGCTGTAATTCAAGTTGTTTTGTATGAACAATCGGACCAAGCAGGGGCCTAACTTGGTGGTCCGGTGTAGAGGCAAGAGATGTCCCACCTTCCTCAACTGACCACGGCATAAAGGGTAATTCCATTTCTTCTTTAATCATTATCCAACCGTCAGTAGGTATTACTAACTCCTGGTGCTTACTCGGTTTTGAAATTCTTACAACGCGATCATCATAACTCCAGAAGTTAAAGACCGAGACAAACATTTCTTCTTCTTCTGCATCTATTAATTCTTTCAACGCTTTGGTATCTTCACCAAAAAATAAAACAGCATCTCTGGCTCTCATTACTTTCGCATCAAGAACCATGTCTAATCCAAGCGGGGAGAACCTAGCATGTATGTTTTTAGGATTTTCTACCGTTGTAATAAATCCACCATGATTCAAAGCTGCTTTGTATCTTGACGGCAATGCTCCTTGCTGTCCTTTTATCTGCCAGTTGACCGGAACGGTAAAACTTGCGATTGAATCATATCTCAAAGCTGATTCAAGTAAGTCGCCCAACATTCCATGCCTTGCTCTTTTGTTCGCTTGCCGGAATTGCCAGCGGATATTCTGTTCTTTCTCGTTTGCTAATTTAATAGTACCTTCGTTAGAATTTAGTGGCTGGATATATACTTTAGGCTCAATGGTAGCAAGCGTTTTCCTCCCCACTACCATAACCTCTGCGGGAAGCGTTGATTGGATATTCCTCATCCACTTCAACTTCTTAAGTTCTGGAGGGAGTTCAAGCCCGAACTCTATAACTGTGTCAATCTCCTTAAAATGATCCACCTTACTCTTATCATTTTGAATCATCTCGGTCCAAAGTCCGACATAATAACCTATATTTTCCATTAGTAACTCCCCACTCCAAAGTATGGATTTTCTTGTTTTCTCTTTTTAAAGAATGACCTTCGTGCTGACGATGGCATAAACCCTTCTCCAGCTTTTGCACACATATATACTGCATCTATAGTATCGTCGTGTCCAGTATCATAGCTCAACCACTCATTGTAAAAGGCTCTAAGAAATTCATTCTCTACACTAGAGAACCAAATCCTTGCAGCTTGACATCTTGGCGCTAACCAATCCTCAAACCTTTTTCCTTTACTCTTTGCGTGATAGGGTATTTCAAATAGCTTGAGTATGTTCCCGCCAATGTCTCTTGACAATAATAAGTCGTTGTAAAATTCCTTGCCAGTACCGATAGCCTCTACGCCAATAAGCTGGTAAGTCGGATACATGTTCGCATAAGCGTGGGTAATTTGCATAGCCTCACCCTTAGATACTTGTTTGCGGACTCCATCAATAATAACAATCCCACCACCAGGAATAGCCCTTGCAACTGCAAGAGCGAAATAATCCCTATCTCTATGTTTTAGTTTATCCCAAGTGCTTGCATAGTCTATTCCCATGAATACAGGCCAAGATGGGTCAATGTCTGCCGACGGGTATTTGTGAAGCCAGTCTCTTTTTAATTTGATTCCTTTGGTAGCTTCGAGGTCAAGCATATACATTCTAGCGAAACCTATTGCACCAGTGTCGCCGTACTTCTCTGCTATCCTATCCCAGTTCCACGCTTCAGGCCAGTACCGATAATAATATGCACCAGATATAGGTATGAACGGGTCTTTAGGCCAAAGCTCTGCACCTGGATCACCTTCTTCTACTTGTACTAATAGGGGTGTTTCAAATATCTCGTAGTTACCCGTAGCTTCAAGGTAGGCATATAAGTCGTTGTCAAGCCAAGGGGTGAAGTTCCATATCTTCCAACATCCTTCCATAAAAATAGGAGCCATGGTTTCTCTGTACCACTTCTTGACTTCTTCTAGTTTCCTTGGGGATGAAGTATTGAACTCATCGTGAACGTCATCGCCAATAAATACTCCATTTACTCGTGAACCGATAAGCGAACCAGACTTATAACTATATCCAACAAATGTCGGGTCTGGAAGAAGCGCGGTTTTTATTTTTGTCCATTCCGCGTAATCCATATCGGTATTCATAACTTCGTAGCCATGTGCGCCCCAACCCTTCTGTTTATCTGGAACTACATTAGGGAAAACCTTCTTCCATCTGGGGTCAAATTCAATAATGTTCGCAACGGCTAGGGCAGTTTTAGTAGCCTTCTCATCATTGATTCTCACAATCGTATTAGAAAGTTCGGGGTGATGCCCGATAAAGAACGCAAGAAAAAATTTAGAGAAGATTGTAGTCTTAGCACTTTCTCTGTGGGCTTTGTCTAGAAAGCCTTTATTTCTTGAATGTGCTTCAAATGCTTTATCAACCCACACCTTCCCTTTCTTGTGCATGGGGATTACGTGCATGTACTCGAAGAAAGCCTTATACCCGTCCGCATCGAACCATCCAGCTCTCTCTGAGAGGAGCTGCATCTTCGCTTCTTCTACTTCTTCTAGTGTAAGGTTCTGTAAATCCAAGACAAGCACTCCTGACGCACGACATCACCTCACCGCATTTACATCTTACAGCAAGGTGGGAGTCGGTAGTTTTCGATTTCCCACAGTAATAACAATAGTGGGTGTGGATGAACATTTGATTAAAATGCGTTCCAATGCTCGTCTGACATGGGAGCCTTGTCGCTGTTGAATACAGAAAGAACTTCAGCTTCAATCGCATTTAAAAGTATAGCAACGTCAACTTCGTCCCAACCTTCCTGGTTGAGCCAGTTCTGAGCAACTTCAAGGGCGTGGGCTTTCTTGTCTTCAATAAATCCACCAATTTTCAATCCTTCGGCAGCCTTTACGCCAAGGTTCACGGCAACTTTGATAGCGCTTGCAAGTTGTGGTTTCTTCTGCTCCATCTCAACAATCCACTTGTCAGCCAATGCTTTGAGCGCCTTGACAACGAACACCGATACAACGGGCAATACTAAAACTAACAATCCCATCAAAAACTCTTGTAGCAAATCTACAACTTCATTCATATCTTTCTCCTTACGGTGATAGAGCTAGTTTCAATAACCAACCAAGCCCGCCCATTATTAGCGTGACTTGGCAGATTAGTACAGCAATACTTACATTTATATGGGGCAAGTGATTCTCTAAGATTTTCTTTACGTCTGTTTTAATATCCTTAACGTCGGACTCTAATTCACCGACTCTGTATTCCACGTTGTCATCCGCCATTGTAGCATCCTTGAATATGTCATGTTCCTCCGGGGGTAGGACATTTGTTATATATATGAATAATATCATATATATCATGGTTTTGTCAAGGGCTATTTCAACTTGCAGATAAAATATATTTGAAGTGGAATGGCTGTTAGAAGAAACAACCAAGTAAAGATTTGTAATTCCAAAACATACTAGATACAGTTCCCCCTTATCTAGATTAGTGGAGAGTGTACAGAAGGAGTCGAACCTTCACATAACCTATGCCACAGATAGGCGCACTACCGTTATGCTATGTACACTAAGGTCTGGTTTCGGGCAACCTTGTTAGCGTTACGAACGACTAACGATGTAGGCCCCGGAGAGCCAGCGTCCGTCTGTACAGAGTGGAGATGTCGGGAATTGAACCCGAGTGTTGGTCAGCCTTGTCGTGGCCTTCAGCCATTCACAAGGACCTTGCATCGACCAATCGAATCCTTACATCCCCAAGACTCCCGACATTGTAGCATTATTAAGAGGCTTCGGGAGTGTATTACTTTAAGGTAATTATCCCTTGACTACAGTAGAACAGGTGTTCTACTGTAGTCAAGGTCGGACGACGTTGGAACACTAGTCGTGGCTTTGGAAAGAGCTTTGGTGTGACGTACCAAGAGATGTGGGTTCAAATTGCAAACGCCTTGCAATGACTAACTCGCCACGACGTTTATTTCGTATTTGCCTGATTTAATATAGCCAAATATTGTTTCAGCACATGCCAGCAAAGTTCGCTGGCGATCATACGTATTTGGGCTTAGTGTTTGAACTGCTAATTTTAATGCCTCAAGCCTAAGTAATTCATCGTTCATTTTTCACTCCTTAAATTATACTCCCTCCCTACGTGACGGGATAGTTGCCTACTTCCATTATACACATAACTGCTTATTTGTCAAGTTTCCTAATCCAAATATCCCTGTCAGTATCAAGCATCCATCTATCCGGTTGACAGTGGCGACAACTACAATCTGTAGCTGTTATATCAGAACTGAAGCAGGGATAAGATGGCGTATTCACTTCTGAGTACAGCTTCTCTATTTCTTTGGCAGCAATCTTAAGTCTAACTGCATCCACAAAACAAGTAGCTTGGTCTGGATCATAGGGTAGACACTCAAATAGTATTTCAAGAATCTTGTCTATCATGTCTTCTCCCAGTCAATCGCCATCCCTAATCGAAGCCACCTAGAAAACTGAGTACCCATGCGTTCCCAACCCTCTTTATTTTTTACAGCTTCTTCGACTGTATCAAACGCCTTTGATAACTGTCCCTTGTCATTCCAGTAATAACGCCCTGTATCTGGACTCCAGTGCAAGGTTACACTAACAAACCCTGCTTCTGTAAATGGAACTCCGCAATCAAACGATCTCCAATTTTCAGGTAGCGCGTTCTTCTCAAACAACTCCAGTATCTCATCTGCTACTTCTCCGTAGTAATAATCAACTACACACATGAAGTCATTTCCGCGACCGTCATCCACCAGTTGTTGATATTTTTCTAGTATCTCAATTATCTTGTCTTTCATTTCACTTCCTCCAGCCATCTAATCAAATCTTTGTTACCCCTTACAATGGATAGAAAGCCATAAGCTAGAACATCTAATGTTGCTTCGTTGTGATCTAAAATCCCGGCTTGATACAATATGCTATGAACAATCTCGTGCATCATAACGCCTTTCTTTTCTTCTTCGTGAATAGAGGGGTCGATGGCAATTTCTCTTTGACCGTAGGTGCAATTACCAGAAATTCTTTTAGACTCACGTCTTGTTATATCCACTACATCAAAGAACGTAGGGAATAAATATATAGTGTCCGGCATTTTAGTTTTCATCTTGTTTTTTGTATTCCTCTTTTATCACATGCACTTTCCCAGTTTCTTTATCCCTAAACCCCGTTATGATACATTCAATGCCATCGGCCCAGTCTACCCCAACGTGTATAGTTCCCTCTCTACCATTCAGGTCTTTCATACTGAATTGCGGAATTTTATCTATTTTCATCTCAACTCCTTGTTATAGATAGTATACCATATAGGTATGGAAGGATGTCAAGAGGTAATATCTGTCCTATAACAACCACTTAACGTTTATAATAAGCAATCTTTTGCTTTATAATCTGTGTAGTTATGGGGGACAAAACCCCCCGTAACAGCGCAAGGCATACAAAGTAGTCCATATGGCATATTTAAAATTAAAATTTTATAAGGGGGCTATGGATCACAAGAAACGTGCAAACGCAGCTTGTTATCTTCTATCCATACCATTAGACGAGGAGCAACATGCTTTGTCCAAAAGCATAGATATACATGCTTGAAGTGTCCCCACGTTATTTCAACTATCGGTCCACGAAGGGTTGTGTTGAAATGTATACCGAAATCTTTCTTGAATACGATGAACGGTAACTGCTCCTTATAAACTTTTCCCCAATATGAGATGGTTTTCATTGTTTATTTTGTCTTATTATACCACACATAAGCGCAAGGGAACCCATACCAAGCATCAAACACACACAACCGAACGTGCCACCCCTTGTTCTTTCTTAATTCTTAATACTATATGATATCTCTATTACAAGCCCACCAGCGGACAATTAGAACATCTGTTCTATACTATGCGGTTCGTGTTCATGTTCTAAACTATCCGCTGTTCCTAATCAAGAACTATGCCGTTCGAGCCACCTAACAGAACTGTAAGCTTACAACCATGTAAGGTTTTAGCATATCTATTCACCTGGAAATTGTGTACAGTGAAGGTAATTCACTCAACCAGGAGGTTACACATGAAAGAGATCGAGAGACACGACCGCATCAGATTGAACACAGTAGTCACTGAGGACTTGCAGCACGCTGTAGCTAGGGATTACGGCCTAGCAATAGTAGAACTTACCAGGGAGCACTACTGTAATTTCATGCTCGAGGCCGTGCATACCCGAGTGCAGGATATGAAGCACGACAAGATCGGATTCCTAAAGTGAAGCACATACAAGATAAAACAATCAGGATTGAAATTAGCTGGAGGCAGAGCAGAAGCAAACGTTTTGGTTGGACTAAATCAGAGCGTTTTGGACTACACCGAATCTATATACGCGCCAGAAGAATAACTGTTTTTATAGAATGGGAAAAAGAGGACTACTTCGATGACTAGCACTTGAGGATATATAAATTCAACTAACAAGGAGCAGCAAATGAAAACTTTATGCTACATCGAAGGCCCGTATAAGATCGAAAGCGTCCCCGTTGTCGGCAAGACAGTTTATGTCCTGTACCGCAATGATATGGCGGCCAAAGCCTATGATACAGTCGGAGCAGCACTTGACGCAATCACCCGGATCAAGACCCCCCAAAACATCGAGGTGAGCTGGTCTGACTGCGATGGAGTAAATTGCAGATCGGGCTGTAACACCTGCTACCCATTCAACTAACAAGGAGTGAAGAGAATGAAGAAACCCACCTGGGAAGAGATAGCAAAAGTTCACAGAGACGCAAGCGAAAGACGGATGGAAGTAATCCTAAAACAACGAAAAACCATCAAAGAGTTAGAGGAGGTTATACAATCTATCAGAAAGTCAATCTATACCCTTTCAAAGAAAATATCATCCAAATAGATGAAATATAATTCCATAATTCAATGACTGAATTATAACGGTAAACAATTTGATATACTACCTGGAGGTAGAACATGTATAAACAAGGTGATTTGTACACTAATAAAGAGAGTACACTAAGGATTGACGAGGTAGGGGATGTGTTTATCAAGTGCAGCACGGTAAACTATAGAACCAACAGCGTTTTCACTGGTAAAGTGTTCTATAGTTCAGTTGATAATATTATAAGGGACTGCGGCTTTATATATGAAGGTAATTATACTAATCCCAATCTTGTTGGATTGAATAGATTATCATAAGTAAAAACAGTGGTATATAGTCATAATGTAGTGTAGAATTATAGCAAGTGGAGGTTACAATGGAAGCAGGAACCGTATTATATACGAATCACGTAATGACTGCACCGGAAGCTGAGGCATATAACGATCACCAGGACAAATGCGATAAATATCTTGCTGCGCATCCCGAAACCGCCCTAACGTTTGGTACACTGGCGAACAGGACCTATAATCACCTGTTAGACTGCAAACATAAGTTCATGGTATGTATTGCAGAAAGCTAGCACCCTATTGAGGTATTTGTTAGGTATATCTTAGACAAGCTGGAGGTAATACAATGAACTGGATTAGTGTTAAAGAGCCACCAAAAACAGATGGGATTTATCAGGTTGCAAAATCAAGCGGATTCGCAGTTTCGTGTGCGGAATATAAAAGCGGGGTTTGGTATAGTGTAATGTACGGAAAGAGAAAAACAATATTTATCACCCACTGGCAGCCCTTATCTGCGCCACCGTTTGTCACCCACTGGCGACCTGAGTTAATAAAATGCCCTGACTGCAAAGGGGAGGGGGACCACCTATCCGAAAACAAAACCTACTATTACGATTGTCATTCCTGTCGTGGTACAGGTAGACTTATTATCAACGCTTAGGATAATTGTAATCACTTATAATAGGAGGTAATCATGGCAAGCTATCAAGGACATAGAAGTTGGAACGCATGGAACATATCACTATGGATAAACAATGACGAGCCGCTATACCGTTGGGCTTTGGATTTAGTACAGGAACACGGCAGACGCAAGGCAGCCAGGATCATGACAAGAGACCTTGAAGGAACAACAACCCCAGACGGCGGGAAGTATAACTTTACCTGTATATTTGAAGCACTTGAAGGATACATCTAACTAACAAGGAGGTATTACACGTGGATAACAAGCCACATAGCATGACGGCTACTGAAAGAGAGGTTATGCTGGTACTCGATAGACTGGGGTTAGGGTACGCATGGTATACAAGCGGAAAATTACCGAGTGATACATGCTGTGTAATATGTGGGCTTGAACATGTTGATTTTATTATCAACAGAAAACCCTTCCATCTTGAGTGTATATAATGACTAACCGAGAGACTATTGTAATCGTTTGTAATAGAGGTGATATAATATGAGTATGAATAACTGGGTATTTTATAGTGATGATACAATCACCTGTACTGGATGCTTGAAAGATTACCAAGCTGATGATCTACTAACCCCGTGTTCTCACTGTGGACTTGATAAAGTAAAGGAGCCGAAAGATGAACCAACAGACAGCAGATAAGGAAGAAGAGCTGCTCAAGTGGGCAGACGACCACGCCAATGTGATAGAGAATGAATGGATGATAAACCTCACGGCTATCAAGGCTCGTATCAAGATGGCGTTCGACTCCCTTGTTAGTGAGGATGAGGGATTTACCAAGCCTTGTGTTTGCGGAAGCACTATGCATATACAGCACCATTGGGAGTGCTTGAATTGCAAAAAGGGAATAAAACAAACCGACTCTGAGATAGCCAAGCGGGTGTTTTTAGAATACTGCAAGACTATTATTCCAGACTATGAACCAGACACATTAACGCAGGCTTATTTTGACTGGCTAGACAGTCTAGATAGGAGAGAAGATGAACACTAAACTTTGGGACGTTAGCCTAAGATGGTGCAACTACGAATCACCCCGACTTGAGGTAACCCTGTTCCACTACGTCAAAGGCGATGCTATATATTTTGTGTATATACAATTATACAAGCTGGTGTTTAGCTTTCATTTTGATTTGCATGAGCGACACCTTCGCAACACTGGATACTACGATATGAGAGGATGACATGAATGAATGGAAATGTATTGACCTGGAATGTACTCATTGGGACGGAGACAGGTGTGCTCTTGGATTTTGTGAACCGGATATACCGAAGCAAGATAGGTGTCCCGAATGTGGCTTAACAAAAAAGTATCATTGGTACGGGTGCAGTAGGGATAAAGGAAATATAAACGAGGACTAAACCTGACGTGCAAATCAGCTTTAGTAACATTACTTTGCACGATAACAAATTAAATGTTACGGTTTGTGTAGATGTAGGGGAATAAACCCCCCTTATTTCAACCAAACGTACAGTTTCAACAAATGTTGAAAGGAGTAACACAATGAGAAAATATTTTTGTGACAGGTGCGAAAACCACATCATCGCTTATAGTGAAGACATGCACGTTGCAGTAATCCCAAGGGTTGTCCTCGACGGAAGGAGGAAAGGGGAACCGGACACGTCTTCCACTAAGGACTTATGCGTAGGGTGTATATACTGGCTGGAAAAATGGATAGATGGCGAGGTGTACTTCTCGGTAAAGGACCCAACCGATAACTAACTTGCCCTACTAACTATCTATTACAAGGAGTATGGATATGAAAGAACTTGTGGAAGTGTTGGGCTACACTATACTAGAATTGGAACACTTTATTATTTACTTCAAAGAAAACGAGGGGAGCGACACTTTGGTACGAACGGTTGCATTCCTTGAAGCCGAGAATAAGCAGCTCAAAGAAGCAATCAAACGACTGGCAGACATTGTAAGGTATCTATAAGGAGGAATAACAAGATGACTATCGGATTTCAAACAGGCAATAGTAGCTGGAAAGGGGTGCGCGTGAGGCGAGGAATAGAACACGGCAAGATCGTAAGCGACTATAATGACAGGTTTAGAACGCTCAGTGTGAGGATGGAAAACGGAAACGAGCGAGAGATTGTTCTGAATAATATGGGGGCAGATTTGAACCAAGAAGAATTGTCTAAGTGGGAGTGGTACTGGGATAAGACAGAAGATAAAAAATGGTATCGCTTTTAAGGAGAATAGAATGACAACACTAACACTTGATGTAATCGTTTATACTGACTGGCCTCTCACTTGTGTTCATTGTGGGAGTGACAAGCTAATCCACTCAGAATATAAACAAGATGTAAGATGTCAATGCTGCGGAGAGTGGCAACTAGAGGAGGAATCTAATGACTGATGTAAACCACTTACAAGAAGCGAAGAATTGGACAGAAAGAGCTACTATGTCAGAAAGTGGCGATCAAGGTTCAATGGCTGATATTGGAAAGAACCACGCCCTGATCTATATTGCTGAACAGCTTGCAATACAGAATCAACCAGAAAACTTATGCCAATCATGCTCACATCTTGAAATGTATTGTCCTATGTTCAAGGAAACAAAAACCCACAACAGAATCACAACTGATTGCACTAGTCACGAGGAGGACAAATGATATACCGATGTGCTTGTGATAAGCCAGAGTTTCAAGGAGACACCAAATGAATGACATGCGAGTGCTTGGATACACTATCCCAGAGCTAGAACACTTTATTATTTACTTCAAAGAAAACGAGGGAAGCGATAACCTAATACGAACAGTTGCATTTCTTGAAGCTGAGAACAAGCAATTCAGAAGTACTATTAAAAATCTCCGCGAAGGCTTCCGCGCGATAGCTGATTTCTGGGTTGGCAGATGAATCCACATAACACTACTTGCGCTCAATCCACATCATAGAACTCACCTTCTTCGGCCTCAATGACAGACTTCTTGTTATCAATTTCCTTATCAAGCTTATCAAGAAGTTTGTCTATTGTTTCTAATGACCTGACCGCTACCTCTTTGACGTCCGGTAGTCCATCAAGTATCCCCTGTTCTTTGTCTTGCTTGTCCCAATAATATTTGAACAAGTTCAACGCTTCTTTCGGGTTTTTCTTTTCGTCAATAAAGCCGGCTACCCATACTGCCAGCGCAGCTACAACTTGTGCATCTTTACCTTTTGTATCGTCAAGGATTTCGATGCCCTTATCTTTAAACCAAGTAGCAAGCGCATCAGTAGCAGCACTCTTTCTCTGCTCGTGCCTTATCCGCGTACCTTCAAGCGGGGTAATACCAAACTCTTTGTTGAGTGTGTACTTGTCTTCTCTGAATGTACCAGCAGGATATATCAAGCCAGCCCAACCAGCTTGTAATCCAACCCCATTCACACCCACTGTTACAATACCATCAGGAGGTACACAATAACCCTCTAGGTCAGTAAGAATAAGCGGGTTATCGTTCTTCTTGTCCTCTTTGTAGTTACATCTCAACTCATCGAATGATGTTGGTGTTGGTTCATCTACACCGTATCTTGGCAAGTCATCTATGGCTGTGAAGTCTGCTTTCGTTAGTCGTTTGTCTGTCATATCGCCCAATCTATCCCTATATAATATCTTTTTATATTGCTGTTGTTCTTAAAGCAAAGGTATACATCAGTGTCCTCTCTTGGACCATAACACATTGAACAATAATCCCCATACTCACCCTTGATGTACTCACCTCTACAATAAGCACAGTATGATGGCTTGTGAATATCATCGCAAATCCATAGACCACGGGGTGTGCCGACATTAACGCCTCTGTAATTGACAACGCTGACATACTCGTCATTTTTCCATTCGTAAACCGGAGGCTTATAGTCTCCGTAACAATTCTGTCTACTCACCTACACTCCTCCATATAATAGCTTGTTGATACTAGTTCACGCGCGACTACCGAAATATAGTAGGCAGACACACCAACAAGCACAACAATACAAGCAGTTATAATCAAAGATGTTATGATGTTCTTCATTGCTCCTCCTCGTAGTCTTCTTCGTCCAGTTCGTAGAACTCTAATGTAGCGTTTGGATTAAAAAGCCAGATTGTTTTCCCCGTTCCATCACACAGACCATACGCTTCTTGTAAGGTGCTGCAAGGATTTTCAAGCGTTCCTCTTTCTGCTGTTTTTTCATCCATCACTCCTCCTTCTTGCTGTTGAGCCAGTCTTCAAAGTTCGCCCCATCGTAGGTCGAGTAAAACTTATCATCAATGTCATTCTCGCTGAACTCGTACCACACTTCCTCTGCAATCTCATACCGCAGGGCTGGATCATCAAGGTAATCACACAAAGCATAGAAAGCTATCCAACCGTCCATTTCTGTATCCACTAGATGATTGCTATAATCCTTTATCTTCTCTATCATGCTTCCTCCTTCCATGCTTGATACTCACGCTCGCCTCTATCGCCTGACTTGTTACAGTTAGGACAAGGTATTTCTTCTCCGTCTACTTCAATCATGCGGAACGGATCACAACAAACTTGACAACCTAAACTATGCCCCCACTTGGGAGTTCTGTGTTCCATGATTGCCTCGTCCCACTCTCTAAGCGTGATGTCAAGTTGTGTCATTACCTTCCTTGTCTAGCCAGCCTCCAAATGTTGGAAACGCCGTATAAGTTTCATGTTGATTATTCCTTTCTATAATTGGCTTATAATAAGCATCGCTTTCTTTTTTATATCTCCCCCATACCCGCTTGGCTATCTCCTTCTCATCCACGGCTTCCATCACAGCATTTACTCCATCTGCGTAGGCTTGGTCGTACATCTCCTTATCAGAGGGGAGGGAATTGAGTTGTTGTTCAAGGTCTTTGATTGACCACTTATCATCTTCCTCGATGTTCTCAAAAAAAGCAATTACATCGTCAATGTCTACTAGCCTTATCTTATCTGCTTCGTCTCTGGATAACATATCAAGCCTCCCTGCTCATTTCTTGATGCTCTACTTCTCGGCACTTATCACAAAATACAGACAAGCCCTGACACTCACAGTACCACGGCTCTTTGTCATTATCTAATTCTTCCGCACACTTGTCCTCATAATCCTGCATACTATCAAGCTCGTGTGTCATCTATACCTCCAATCACTATACCACTCACAAAACCAAACAGGTACACGTGTCCAAAACCACATACTCAACGTTGCTTTGCCAGTTCCCTTGCAGTAAGGACATCGTTCCCACTCGTCCACATAGTCCATGTCATAATTTTCACGCCATCCACCTTCACCTGCACACGCTTCGCATTTCATGCTGGCTCCACCTGTTTGATGTTCTGGTAGATTACATCTGAGTTCTTGCCCTTCACACCAAGTATGTAGAGTAATACGTTACCACCTGGTATCGGTGCTTTATCTACTTGTGCTGGAGACCAATGAAACATTTTATTGAACTCATCTTTCGCCCAGTCTTGTCCGTAGTAATATCCTGCTACTGCCTTATCACTACTTCCACTAAAGAAGTTTATGAACTGCTTGCCATCCCATGAATAAGTCTCAGCACGTACTTGATAGCTGTCGTTCTCTCTTATCTCTTCAAGTTTACCTGGCTTCATACCAAGATAGTTGTGTCCTTCTGGAATTTCTAACAAGCCACTTGCTATTGATGCTACTTCTTCTGGTGTAACATAAGTTACTTCACCACCAAGCTGTTTAGCCTGTGCGAGTACGGACACTGGTTCTTGTGGGTCAGTGGGATATTTTGATGCTGGCTTGTCAAGCTCTGCCTTGTTGTAGTCCCTTACAAAAGGTATAGCTCCTTCTTGAATCGCTAACGCAATAGTCGCTTGTAAATCTACGTATGATTCAAGTGAAGTTTCTTTCCTTGATGTAAGGCTGTGCTGAAATCCATCCTTGTCTATGAACGATGTAAAATCTATTCCACCTGCGTATTCTGTTTTAGCCATTTGATTTCTCCTTGTTATGTTAGATAGTATACCACAACTAATAACTTGTCAAGCAACTCTTATAAAACGTTAACAATTAGAACTTGACAGGCATGATATAATGTTACCATATCAAGGAGTAGGCATGAGATTATTAGATTTATTTTGCTGTGCTGGTGGGGCAGCAATGGGTTATCATCGAGCAGGATTTGAGGTGGTAGGCGTTGACATAAACCCGCAACCTAACTATCCATTTGAGTTCATCCAGGCTGATGCCCTTGATTATCTTTGGGGTCACTGGGATGAGTTTGACGCGATTCATGCCAGTCCACCGTGCCAAAAGTTCAGCGCAATGCAACATATCCACAAAAACAAAGACAAGCATCCCGACTTGATAACACCTACCGCCAAGTTGCTGAACAAAATAAACATACCTTATGTCATAGAAAACGTAGTGGGTGCGCCGTTACGGATTGATCTTCTTCTATGTGGTACTATGTTTGGGCTTCCGATAGCGAACCATAGAATATTTGTTAGCAATGTGCCAATGCCATTATTGACTATGGTTTGTAAGCATGAGAATTTATACGACCCTTATCACGGCGGGGAAATGGGGAGGGGCGAGAGAGAAAAGAGAAGCGCAGCAATAGGGGTTGACTGGTTCATGACTAGGCCGGAAGTTAGAGAGGCTATACCTCCAGTATACACAGAATTTATTGGCAAGATACTTTATAAGCACTTACAGGAGAACAAATGAGCAAGCTACTAATAAACGAACACCCACTAATGGTACTGCCTAGACTTGCTAGTAAAATAGGACTGAATGAGGCGTTGATACTTCAACAACTACACTACTGGCTACTCACAAGCTCGGTTGAGAAGGATAATAAGAGGTGGGTATACAACACGTATAAGGACTGGCAAGAACAGTTCCCATTCTGGAGCATTAGCACCATTGGCAGGATATTCCGCAGCCTAGAAGAAAAGAAACTGGTAGTAACAAAGCAGTTCAACGTGAGCGGTTGGGACCAGACCAAATGGTACACTATTGATTATCAAAATGACACACTCGATAGTGAGGAAACGACACCTTCGACAGAGCCAAATGAGAACACTCTCATTAAAGAGACTAATAAAAAGACTAATACCAAAAAGGGTGATTTGCTTGACGGTATGCTTGCTTATTCAGGGAAGCCTGACAAGCTACATGGAGTGCCAGACATTCATGCTGAGTTGATGCGTCCGTTCTGTGAGTTCTATCGCTATCCATTCAAGGATGAGGTCAAGGCCTGGACAGCACAGGTTGATGTATGGTTGAGCCGTGGGTATAAGCCGCAGAATGTTGTAAGTGCTTGTAAGTACGTGAGTGAACGTAGGGACTGGGAGTATTTCCAGCCAGCCAGCATATTGAAGGCGTTTGGCAAGCAAGACAACAAGACTGACGACTTGGAAGCAAAGAACGAAGAACTAAAGAAGCTGCATTACACATAGGAGGAATGATGGCTATACATTTTATGTATGATGCGGGCAATGATTTTGCTTGGTATGACCCTGAACCAAACATGATGGTTGCTTGTGGCATGTCATTCGATGTGCCGAAAGATTGGGGCAAGGTAGACATAGTTGAGGATGTAAAGAAAGTAACCTGTAAGAATTGCAAGCGTACTGAAGTGTATAAATTTTATGAGGAGACACAATGAACGACTCAAAGCACTACATCAGTAGACAAGCTAAGGATGAGATAATTAAATGGACTAATAATAGAATAGACATAGCAGGGGCTTGCTTTTTTGCTCCCCAATCATTTAGGGACTTCCTCAACTCCCTTGTTAGTGAGGATGAAGAACACGGATTGTCAAGAATAGAGGTTGCGTATTGTGATTGCCGAAATTGTGTAGCTATGAGAAAAGAGATAGCCAAGCGGATGATTGAAAAGTTTTACAAAAGATATGACAATATAGCTAGTGTTAGCAGGAATGATGTTCGTCTATTTTGGTTTGATGACTGTCTAGACAAGGAAGGCAACAAGGACGTGAAGTTTATCCCAGCAGAAGCAAACAAGTTGGGTGCTGACATCTATTTTAGTTGTCCAGATAAGGAGGACTGATGAAGATAACTACAAATGATTATGACGCAGTAACACTTGGTATTAGATATAATTATCTGTTCAAAATCCTGGCTATTTTTATCTGGAAAGTAGAGATCACGTTTCGGTTTGGAAACAAGGAGAACGAATGAACGACTCAAAGCACTACATCAGTAGACAAGCTGCGGATGATATACTTGAAGTTTGGGGCGAAGATTATATATTCTACGTTGAGAAATATGGGTTCGTTTTGACATGGGATGACGCTAAAGAATACATCAACTCACTTGTTGAAGTACCTCATACGGAGTACTTAAGTGGTACAGATTACACAGACAAGCTTGAACAAAAGCTGATTGACACTGAGTGTGGTGAGTGTACTAAGAACATGTTAGAATGTAAGTGTGATGACAAGGAGGAGTGATGAAGAAACTAACGACTGAACAGAAGGATAGTGCAATTTGGTTCTTTACAAAAGGCGGGCTTTATTTACCAGAACACACACTTGCCAGAATAAAGCAATGGCTCAACGAGAACACAGAGGAAGAACAAGAGTGTCGTCACGATGTTTGGGTTCATTCCGCAGATGGCGTATATGAATGTCCAAGATGCGGGAAAACTGAATGACTGATATCTCACCGCCTCACTCAATAGAATCAGAAGAAGCTCTAATAGGTGCGGTACTTATCAATCCAAGCAGTTACGATGATGTAGAGCCTATCATCAAAGAGCCTACCTATTTTTATATCATTCGTAATCAGTGGGTATGGCAAGCGTTTGCAAGACTATTAGAATCAGGACTACCTATTGACTTCCTTACTGTTACGGAAGAACTTGACAAGATGGGACACTTGGAAGATATAGGTGGTGCTTCATACATTACCAAACTTGTCAACAATGTACCCTCATCCCTTCACAGCAAAGCCTACGCCCTTAGAGTGGCGGAGACATGGGAGAGAAGGGAAGGACTGAGGCTTGCTAATAGAATTGCTAGAGATGCTTACAACGAGGACAAGGATTTCAGTGAGGCTAAACTAACTCACGCTACAGAACTTGCATCGACTAGTGTTATGGGTGAAGGTGCAGTACATATTGATACTTGGCTGTCAGATGGGTATGACTACTTGGAAGAACGCTCAAAGAACCCTACCTCTCACGCTGGTATATCAACAGGGCTTGGTGATTTGGATAGGGTGTTCGGGGATGGCTTGTTACCAGGTGCTAACTTATTAATAGGTGAACCAGGACTAGGTAAAACTATTCTAGCCCAACAGATAGCAGTCAACATAGCCAAAGATAAAGTACCAACAGCTTTCTATTCAGCGGAAATGTACTGGCGTGACATGTATCTTAGGTTCATGTCTGGACAGGCTAGACAGAAGGTAAGCGACATGCGGAAGGGAACGGTAGACTTTACAGGTATCACTCAAGCAATGGAAGAAATGGGCAAGTATCCATTATGGGTTGATGATCCGAAAGGAATGACAACCTCAGAGCTGAGAGCCGACTTAATAAAGTTGAAGGCAGAACACGATATAAAGGTTATGGTGTTTGATTATCTTGGCAAGCTGGTAGACCTTGAAGGCAAGATGGAAAAATGGAAACGAGCAGAATTGCTAATGGCTAGGGTTCAAGATATAGTGGTTGAACTTGACATAGTGGGGCTTGTTGTTCATCAAGTAACAAAGGCTGGCTACGATAATCCCAGCATGGCAAACATTTCGGGGGGCGGGGATACTCAATACGAGATAGTCTGTGCTGTTCAAATTCTAAAGCACGATGAGGACAACTTGAGAAAGATAGTAAACATCAAGCCCCCGCGTGGAGTAGAGGGATATTGGAAGCTGTGTGAGCTTTGGAAAGACCCCTTGTACCCTCGCTTCGAGCTTGCTAAGAAAGAAGAACCAGTGATGTATAAAGACTATACAGTATAAGGAGATGTGATATAATGAACAGAGCAACAGCAGACAAGATACTTGAATATGTAACAGAAAATCCTGTATGGGATGCTATACCAGACTATCTTGGGTTTGAAATATTCATCAACTCCCTTGTTAGTGAGGATGAGCCATTAGAACTTGCAATCAATCGCCAAGAAATAGAAAAACAGAAACGCCAAATCACCAAGCGGATGATTGGGGAGTTTTATTTGGACTATCCAGGTAGTCAATGTGGTACTTTGCAAGAGCTTATAAAGTGGCTAAACAAGGAAGGCAAGTGATGAAAAAGGTATTGACTGATGATATTATAGACGAGTTGATGTTACAAGAGGATGGATGGTATATACTTAAAGTGTATATACGGAAAGACGGTGACGATTTTGTCACAGACCTGCCGTCTTTGACTCGATGCTTAGACAAGGAAGGTGACTAATGGAACGATACTTGGAATTACAAAAATGCTGCGGTGAATACCCAAAGCTAATATCAAGGGCTGATGGTGCAAGACGAGTTGAATGTAAAGTTTGTGATAACAGTACACCTTACTACTTGTCTTCTGGCTTGAGTGCAAATGAATCTTGGAATGAATTGAGAAGTAAACAACTAGATAGGGAGGAGTGATGTATAGCGTGATAGTAGCTGACCCACCATGGGAAATTGACAAGATAAAAAGAAGCGTCCGTCCAAACCAAATTGACATGGACTACCCAATGATGTCTGTTAAAGAGATAATGGAACTCCCTGTTGAGAGCATAGCAGACGACAATGCAACCTTATTCGTTTGGACTATTGACAAATACCTTTATCAAACACCAGCGATAGTTGAGGCGTGGGGATTCAAGTACCACGTTACTATGGCGTGGAATAAAACAAATGGGATATCTTTATATGGGTTTAACAGACGTACAGAGTTCTTAGTCGTTGGGTTGCGGGGAAAACACGAAGCGTATCCTTCTAGAAAAACAATACCTACTTCATTTACGGCGAAATCAAAAAGGCACAGTGAAAAACCTGCTGGGTTTTATGCTATGCTAGATGTATTAGACGGGAACAGGATAGACTTGTTTGCTAGGAAAAGGCACGGCGACATGTTTGCAAAAGACTGGGACGTTTGGGGCAATGAAGTCGAGAGTGACATAAATTGGGGAATCCCGTGCGGATAATTACCATCAACACAGAGCAATACAATCACTTACAAAAGGACACGCTTTACCGCCAGATAGAACAAGTCGCGGAAGATGTTGAACAAGTTGAGGCTTGGCTTAAATACAGAGGAACACCAAACGCAACAGTTTATAGATATAAGAGCAGACCAGGTAGAATAGTATGGAGGGTGGAAGATGGATAAGATAGACGCAAAGCTAAAAGAGATACACGACAACATGCCGGAGGTTGAGTGGATGATACATAAAGGTATTCTTAGAACTCAAGGAGGAAGCATGATAGAGAAATATATTGAGATAATGTCAAAGTATCTTTGCGGGCTAACCAATATTACATACAAGACACATCAAATAATAGAAGAAATAAATCTACCTCTAATCGCCCAAGAACTCCACGCCCTAAGGTATGAGATTGTAGAGGAAGTGATTGAGGAGTGGGAAAAAGAAATGGAGCCTCCTCTGTATGCTTTTATCCCGTTTCCTGACTGGCTCAACAGCAAGAAGGAGGAATAAGTGTTTGAGTTATGGTGGGAAAATATTAGCATGAACCTTACTGAATGGACTGGACACAAAGAAGTAGTAGAGACTTACGCTAGAGAAGCCCTCAACGAGAACACAGAGGAAGAAGTTACAAGTCCAATCAGTGACAAGACTTGCGAACACACAAAGATTACCGAAGGGTGTGATTGCTGTTATGAGTGGGCTTTTGGTACGCCAGAACCCCAACACCCATGCCCTGAGTGTGAGGAGGAGTGATGATAGATAAGATAGTTGAGATATTTGAGAAACGCATGTTTGAACCGTATCCACGCTGGAGAGAATTAATGCCATCAGATATTCCTGATATAGCCCAAGAAATCCAGCTTATCGTAGACAAGGAAGGACAACAGTGTTGGGATAATGGTGTCGAGTGGTGTAAAATGCACCATCCTGAAACTTGGAAATCTAAATATGAGATTGCAGAGGAAGTGTTGAGAGAATTTCTGGACGGCAATCCACCACTTGACTGTAGTGATATAGGGGCATTATACGAATGGTTCAACAGCAAGAAGGAACAATGAAGATAGTATTGCTTGATGAACGCCCGATAAGCTGGAATAAGTTTTACGCTGGTATGCACTGGAGCGTACGCAAGGACGAGGCTGACAGAGTACATCAACTTGTTTGGGCTACGCTTCACGAGTTCGATGACATGCCGTACCAATATACAGACTTCAAGTTCTCTGATAGAGTGGACATTCACACCACCGTCTACTTCAA